ATTATGTGAGCCATGATCCAATTATCTTCGATCATCCATGTGGAACCATCTCCACAGTCATCGAAGCCCATCAAATCTCTATCTTTAGAAGATACCTTGGGAGACAGGAAGTTGAATTCGTTAGGACTAGGCACTTATAACCTCTTTATTTCTCATCATTACACCACCATAATAACATATTGGAGGACCTTGTCAAGCGTTATTTTGCATTTAATGTGTGAATTTTGTCCTCTATTATGCCGAAGTTGATTCCTATGACATTTTTGGTTTTCATACTATGGAATGGGTAATTACCATTGGGGAAAACCATCTTAAAACTCACATCCGGGTGTTTATTCGCAAACCACTCGAAATACCTTACTCTCCTGAAGGAATCTGCATAGGAAGTTGCAGTATCAGGTCCATACGCATTTGTGTCTTTGTAGAGGTTATCCAAACAAACCTCACTTTTCAACAGGAAATCAAACCCAAAACAATACAATACATCATGGTCCGCTTTGATTGCTTCCATCATTGCGTTCATTCCAGCGTTTGACCGAGGTTGACCAGGGTTAAACTCAGCAGGTTCATACTGTTCATCTTTAGGGGGTACAATAAACCGGTCTTGGGGGAAATCAGATTTCTCGATTTCTGCTATGATGGGGTCATCAATAGACACCAGAAAATCTGGGACAATGTACGGTGGTTTAAAATCACGGTAGAGGGCATTGCAACCATAGATGGTACCATGACCAACCAATAGGTTCAAATCGAACCCCTCTCTGGTCCTACCATTACCGATTATGAAGGCTACATTATTCAAAGTTGTCATCATCCACATCCTCATCCTCTAGGAGGTTCAGGTAATCCTTGATGTTGAAGGGTTTCCTCTTATACGGATTCACTTTAGGCTTCTTCTTAGAACCCCACTCGTCTTCTTCTTTTTGTAATTTCTTTCTGAGGTCTTTGTATTTTTTCATCGTGTTTACGTCTGTTACATGGGTAGTGTTTGCTCAGGTAGCGGAGCGTTTTTGATTCTCTTGTCTGCTACCTTATAGTATTCTTCTTCCTTCTCAATCCCGATAAACTCAAATCCTTCACTCTTTGCAGCCATCCCAGTGGAACCAGAACCCATGAATGGGTCAAGGACTGTACCACCCTCTGGTGTCACAAGGCGACACAGGTATTTCATCAACTCGACTGGTTTAACGGTGGGGTGTGTGTTCTTTGCGGGTGTCGTATCATTCGTCCATTCACCGGCTTTATTCCAACGGACAGGTTTACCATCTTTCATGTCATCCAGTCCACCATCCCGTTCTTTTCTTGATACCTTCGGACAGTAGAAATATCTTGATGCAGAACCCCCATTTCCATATCCTATCATTTCATCACTTATAACATCACTTCCATCATGCATTACATTGGCAGGGAATCTACCACCTTCTACTCTACACCCATCAATGTTAATGCCACCAGTTCCATACTTCTCTCTGTTATTTTTATTTGTTCCTTCAATAAATTTTCTTCCCATAACGATAGGTTCATGTGCTGGCTTGAGAGCAGTTCCCCATCCATCACCAAGATTATGTGACTTGGGAAATCCACTTCCATACAACCATATAATCTGGTCCCGTATCTCAAACCCTGCGTCCTCTACTGCAACTGCCATTCTGTGGTAGTTACGGGAAGCAGAAAACGCAAGCAGATGACCACCCGGTTTCAAGAGTTTCAATGCAAGTTCCCAAGTTTCTCTGCGAAATGCGATGTCTCCACCGTCCCATTCCTGGCCCATAAATCCTGTGCCGACTAATCTAGAATATCCATCTGACTTATTCCTCACTTTCTCAGATGTATAGGTATCATCTTCGGGCGAAGTATTCTTGAACCTATCCACTATAGACTGGAGGTGATACGGTGGGTCTGTTACGATGGAGTCCACTTGAACCCCTTCGTCAATCATTTTCTGCATCCGGTCAAGGCAATCGTCGTTATACAACTTCATCTTGTCCTAATTCTGTTATGTCTTTGAACCACTTTGCGACAAGGTTTCGGTGACAAAACTGACCCGGTTTCTCCCAACATAGGAGTGTAACTTCCTCATTATATATACTGGTCAAGTACGCATAGATGACATCAGCATCTAACAAGTTAAGAACCTTCTCATGGTATTCTTTAGTGTATTGGTCTTTATCAATCTTGCCAGATTTGTAGTCTTTTAGGGTGTCATACTTCGGAGCCAGACGCATATACTGAGCACCTACGTACCATCGTGGGGCACTCGCAGCAATTGAGATTGGTTTGGTTACGTTCTTGATATTACTGAAATAGGATGTCCTCATTAATACTCTTCCCGAAGCTTAGGTTTTCTCATGAAGTAGTGCAATTTTTCAATTGCTTTCTTGTGTTGGTTCTTTTGTGACTGCCAGTACCCCATATCATTCTCGTATTTGGTACCTCTAATTCTCTTGATATGATGGTTACAATCTTGGACATGATTCTCATGCCATTTGATTAGTTGTCTTGTAGCAAATTGTTTCTTCAACAAATGCCTTCTCATTTTTGCAAGTCCGAATTCCATTTTAATATGACAAAAATCCGGGGTAGGCTTCGTTCACCAACTTCTCGGATAATTCTTTGACCTTCTTGTCCTTCAGCCTGAGTAGCAACTCAGCATCTTCTGGGTGAATGGTCTCTAAAAGGTCAATAAAGAGTCCTTCCCGTTTAATCTGGTTCAGGTTGGGGTTACCACCCTCAACATACAGGTACAACTTAGAAACATTTGCATGTAACACTTCTTCACAATCAATAGCCTCATCACCCTCCAATTTATCAAATGGCGGGTTACCCTCAGGTAATAGGAAATTGATATGTGGATTTACACAATAAGCACAAAATTCCCTTAAGGTTGGGCTATCATTTTGTCGCAAAACTTCAACTTTCTTCTTAAGCGACTTAGCTTTTTTCACTTCTTTGAAAATCTCAAACATAGGTTTCATCATGATCTTGTCTTTCTTCTAGTTAAAAATCCTGGAGGTCGTTCATCAACATTTTCATCCTATGCTTAATGAAGTAACCAAATATCTTGTTGCGTTTGGCATCATGTTTTTCGTTATAGGTATCTATAATTTCTTTCTGTATTTCCGCTGGTGTAAAGAGCAAATTAATCAGTTGTTCGTTCCTCTTGAACCCACGTAATTTGTTCTCATCGAAGTCCTCAACCTCACAGTCCATCCAACCCGTAAGTCTCTTTTCGGTTATCCTACGTTGACGGGACCCGTTCACAAACGTATCGTCCTTTGACAGAAAATTTGGGATACCGTCTGTACGGTCACCACGTATGATATGCTCTTTCAGATATGTCATGGGGTCTTTGTCCCGTATGAACCTCTTGGTTCTAGGTGACCATTGTGTGATATACTTGTTGGTTTGTAACTGTCGGAAATCCTTGTCAGAACTTACAATCACAGTATCTTCGTCAGCTATCCTACATAAAAGTCCTATGATGTCGTCTGCTTCGGCTTTTGTTATGTGTATCACCTTGTAGGGGAAATACTCAACCAATTCTTGCTTCATCTTGTCTATGATGTCAAAAATCAACTTCCAATCCATATCGGACTCGTCACGATCCTTCTTACGGTGGGCCTTGTAGTATGGAAAAATGTCCTTTCTCCAGCTCCTCTTATCATCACAACAGATGACAAGTTCACCATATTTGTCCTTGAATCTTGTTCTGTAATACCTGAGGGAATTTAAAGCAAGATGCCTTATCATATCCTCATTTATATTAGCGTGCTTTTTGTGACCAAACGCAACCATTATACTGGCTATAACGACTTGGTTGAAATCAATCAATATTGCCATGATGTATTATTCTTCTATCGGGTGTCCTTCTTCTTCTTCTTCTATTTCCTCTTCCATTTTTTCTTCTGCTTCTCTGGCTAATGCTGTCATTTCGTTTACCTTCATTTGTATAGGATGCTCAATAGTCATGGTATTATATAGACAAGATTTTAAGGCTTCTATAGAGAACATAAAGTGGATAAAAAATTCTTCGGTGTGGACATTGAACCCCTGCATAGCCAACCTTTGTATTAGACCTTGAGCATAATTGTCTATATACGCATCAACAAAATTTCTCTTGTTAGCAGCAATTTCTTTCTTGGTTTCACCTGAGAGACCAGCCCGAGCTTTACTCAAATCAAAGACCCCAGGAAACATCACCACGTTGTTTGAATCGGTTGTGTCGTCTGTTATCATTTAATAATCCTTAGTAAGATGGTGCTGCTATTTATTCTTCCTGTGAGATGGACTTCTTTGGTTGTTAGCTCTTTCAACAGTTTTCTGAGTATAATCTTACCGCCATTGAGGCACTTATCAATGGTATCTCTTGGCTTCCGTAACTTTTTGGCGACGGATGTAGATGGTACAAAGTTGAGGATGGTGCAACCCTTGACCGATAGACCACCTCGGTCTACTGCTCGGTACACTCCGAGTGTCCTGTACTTGGTATTATAAACCCACAACTGGTCTGCACCTACAATCTGTGTTGGTGTTATGGACACTAACTTGAGTGTCTTGTCCTTTTCCTGATACTTGAGTTTGGATGTGAGCTGTAATGCGGTCTTCTGTTTCTTCTTCCTCGGTTTCTTGACCGTCGTTGCCTTCTGATTGGTAGCCCACCTCTCCGCATCTGAAATGATGTCCAGTATGAACGTTAGATATTTCTTTGCATTGGTCTTTGTTAGACCATATGACCTACCCAACTCAGACCTAGGCTTGTCGAACACCTGTTGTATTTCACCCAAGAGGGGCTTGTAATATGTTGCGATTTTGTTTGATTGCATCGCCTTGACTTTGTTGGTCTGTAACCATTCGTACATGTTGACTTCAGATATGAACCCATTCTCAAGAAACTCATCAATATGGCTTTCAACTTCACCAATGTAGTTGGAGACCTGTTCACGTATTTTCTGTTGGATGTTGGGTTTGTGTTTGGTCTTTTCCTCTTTGAGTACCTGTT